ATCGTATTTGATATGATCCATTTTGACGTTGCCCATCGGCTTTGATCGCTTGAGCCTCGACACCTTGAGACCCAAAAAATAGCCTGCAAAAAAACACACCGCCAAGAACGCCCCCACGCCGAAAGGCCCGGCCCATAGGACCAACTGAACAAGCTTCCACGATACAAAATCTAATTCGTCCATTACCCATTTCCTTTTGTTGCCAAATCGCCTAGCGGACAGCATCCGCAAGGCTCACTAAATTGTTCAATGCCGTTGAGTTTTTCAAGCCGCTCTAGTCTGCGGATCTGGTCGCTTCGCACGCAAGCAAGAGCAATCAAAACACCCAAAGCCGCAAAAATCGCGCAAACACCAAGCCCAAAAAGGAATTGGAAGTCTTCGCGGTAGTGTTGGTAGTCCAGTCGCCTAGCGTAAACATCCTCTGCCTGTGCCGGTCTGGTGATTGGGGCTTTTACGTCGCTCATTTACCACGCCCCCGCTATTTGCCGATTGATTTCCGCCAACTCTTTTTCCTTGCCCGCAAACGTCACCGGCAATTTCAACTCATCGATTGCCGTGTAGACTTTATTCATTGCCTCGACTCGCTTAGCACCGGCGTTTTCCTCGATAAACTTGGTCCATTGCTCTTGGTCCTTGATTTCGCCGCTCTCGATCTTCGCTGCCGCATCCAGAAAGGCTTTCTTGTACGCCGCTCGAATGCTTGGGATTGTCGACCGGACAACCGCCGTTACCCCCGCCGGCTTAGGATCACCCCCCTCCTTTGGCTGTTGGCTAAACACGTAGAAGGCAAGCCCCCCAATGATTACCCAAGGAATCCAGTTGTCTTTTTGCTTAGCCATCGTCTCTCCATTTTGCCCCCTGCCAACTCACCGAGCCCTATACATCGGAAAAGTTCGGGTTGGCTAGGGGTTATTCGTCGTCGCTTTCGTCGTCACCGTCAAATTCACCCGCATCCCAAGCCGTCTGAAGAATGTACCCCATCGGAGCATCGGACGCATCGTAAGCCGAAAGATAGCCGTTGTCTTTGGCCCATTTCCAGACCTTGAAGGCCAGTTGAATCAGCGCGAAAATCATCGCGATTGTTGCCGGGTCGAGACCGTAAAGACCGACAAGCTTCGAGCGAAGAGCCCTTCGAGCCTTGCGAGTGTTGCCGTCTGCATCGGCGTAGGCCTGGGCAAAATCCGCGTTGTGCTTGCGGGCTAGCTCCTGGAGTCTTGGGAATGCAATCACTTTGCCACCTCAGGCTTGCGAATGCCGCGACTGACAAGCCAGCCGGTAATCAAGATCGTAGCGTTGTCGGTCAGCCATTTCAGTTGAGTCTCGTCGAATGGCAATCGATCCTTCAAATAGACCGAAACGACCAACGCAACTAGCCCTCCAACAAAGGCTTTGTTGCGATCTGATGCAAAAAATCCGCTCATCGTTGAAATCTCCTTTGCTAACATCTTATCCCCAGTCAAGGGGCTTGACAATCACCGGGGCAAATTTTTGTCATGGCCCCATTTCCAGGTTGCCGATCAAGGCATTGACGTTATCGGGGTCCAGCTTGTGCGCCTGAGCGTGTTTTCGGATCTCCTCGAAGGTAAAATGCTCGGCATACGCTGCAAGCCCAATAGTGTCCATGTGCCGGACGATCTCAGGCAGACTCAGCAACATGGCAAATTCTGCCGTCTTGCTTGGTTTAGCCTGTCTCGTCAACCGCAGGGCCCTTCTAGCGACATTCCCCGCGCCGAACTTCCTTCCGTGGATGGTTTCATCCGCTTCGATGTGAGTAAGACACTGCTGCAACGCTTCACGCAAAATCCTAATTTTCGACATTTTTCAAATCTCCAGGATGCGGAGCCGGTGGACTCCAAGTGCACCAAATCGACATAAGGCAAAACAGAAACGCCGCCGGGCAGGACATTAGGGCGAGTTCGTGCAACGCGTCGAAGATAATCCACTCGAAATGGATCGACGCTAGGTCGAACCAAAAGCAAAGCACCGCAACGGATCGAACGGCCCAAAGGTAGGATTGGTGGAGTTTGGTCATTTCTGTTCCTCTTGTGACTCTAGCCGCTGCAATACCATTTTGCCCACAAACTCCGCAACTTGCGGAACTACTGCGTTTCCGAGTCCTCTAAGTCGGTCCACCCTAGCGGGAATCCCATGAGCCACTCTACCCACATCGGGTTCAACTGCCCACCAACTACTTCGCCAAGATTGGATTTGCCCCGATCGGTTGTTGAATCCTTGTGCATAAACGCCCGCGGTGTCGGCCACATTTTCACCGCCAACCTTAGATCGACATTCTTGCCCCTTGCAAGCTCCTTCCTTGCTCCCTCTTCCGTCCTGCCGCCCTTGCTCCCATCGGTTGCCTTGGGTGTGGGCCAGTGCTTCCTTTTGTGCGACTGGCTTTTCCTGTGTGCCATCCCAGAAAACTCCTCCCACGACTCCGCTAGTTTGCTCAATTTGGCAATCGCCCCCTCGTTGCTGAACCCTCGAACATCGGGTGTCGGCCATAGGTCGCGATTGTTTACTTGCTGCGTCAATCGCAACTGCTGCCCCGGCTTGTGCTTTATTTGCCCTGGATGCTCTGCCGTGTTGACTGTTGGCGTAAGCCAATACGAACACCCTGTCCCGGATATGCGGGGCGCCAACGTAGGCAGCCGGTATGCAATGCCATTCAGCATCATACCCGATCTCGGCCAACGTCCCGAGAACTCTGTCCAGCCCTCTAGTAAGCAACGCTGCCACGTTCTCCAAGACAACTGCCCTCGGTTGCAATTCTGAAACCAAGCGAATGGCCTCAAAGAACAATCCGCTTCGCTCGCCGTTAAGACCTGCCCCGAGTCCGGCATAGGAAATATCTTGGCAGGGGAAACCGCCGGCAATGATATCGACCCGCTCAAGGTTTCGGGCTGAACATTCTCGGATATCTCTTTCGCGATGGACTTTCGGCCAATGCTTCGCGAGGACTTTTTGCGCATAATCATTTATCTCCACTTGCCATTTGCATTTCATACCGCAACGCTCAAAACCAAGATCGATACCGCCGATCCCAGCAAACAAACTGCCAAACGTGATAGGGTTCATCCCTTGCCCCTCCTGCGCTTCGGAGCCACCGGCTTGGACTTTGGCCGCCTTTTGGTTTTGCGCGTCAGAAACAACCCTAAATGCTCGTTCATGGCCTCGAAAATCAGCCCGCTCAGGGTCATATCCATCGCTGCCGCTTGCCTGTCCCATGCCGCCCAAACTTCCTTGGGCTGGGAAATGTTTTTGCGTTTTGTCATTGGGTCACCTCGATCATTGTTCCGGCTGAATCGTAGGGGCCAACGTACCACTTCTCGACCGTAAGCATAAATACTTGCCCGTCGTCATTGTAGGCGATTTCGTTCAGCGCATCGAGGATTGCTTTTCCAACATTGTCTAGGTCGGGCTTTGTGGTCTTTGGCTCTGTATATTGCCGTCGCTTTTTGCTGTGGCTCTTAGGTCGATCGAACCAGCATACGATCCTGATCCAAACCGGCCCCTCTAGCACCTCGCCGCCCGCGTTGACGTAGGCTAGCCTGATTGCTTGCTTGTACGCATGGATAGGATGGTCGCGCTCTGTGTAGGCCCTCGCAAAGCCGTTCTTCGTCGAGACCTTAGCCCGAGGCTGGGCGATCGGTTCGCCTGGGATAAAGATTTTCATTCGCCCACCTCCTGAATCAATCGATCCAAATACCATCGAGCCTTTTTCAAATCATCGACTCCGCCCTTCTTAGGCCATCGCCAAAGGTACTTCAGAACGTTGCCCCAAACGTAGCCGATAAAGCCATCGCCCGTTGCCGCCTTGATCGCCTCGATACACTCGATGCCGCCTTGCTTGTAGTGGCTAGGGTTGATGGCGTCAGCCTTGTCGATTCGCTCAAGTTCGGCGATTGCGCACCATCGCTCATACGCGCCGCAATCAGACCTAAATCGGTACGGGTACACGCTGGGGTCGATGAAAATATTTGCATCGCCGTCAGTCGATATGATCGTCCCTTCCGTCCCGTTCCACTTATGCCCAGGCGAAACAAATCGCACCGCATCGCCAACTTGCATCGGATCGCTCGAACTATCCGGTATTTCCGGATTGTTGGTCGGTTCGCCAAACGGGTAGTCTTTAAGCGACTGTAGTAACTGATCGTTTGCGGTTTTAGTGTTAGCGTCAATGACTGGCGGCTTAACGGGTCGGCAGTCGCTTAGCTTAGCCTCAAACACCGCGCCATCGTGCCTAATGTCCATGTAAAGGCTTTCGTGGTTGTAGACCATAGCGACCTCGCATAATACCCAAACCTTATCGCCTGCTTTCATTTGCCCGCCCTCCGTGCTGGATGGTTCTTGTTTGTCAACTGCGTGATCCATTGCCTAAGCTCCTTGTTTCGTTCTTGTAGTAGTTTCACCCGCAATTCCAACCGGTACACTTTGTCCCGGAGTTTGCGGGTCTTTTCGTCGTCGGTCATCGTCGCACCTGAGCCGCTGCCAAATCTGCTAAAACTTGGTCCCGCGTCGCGTAGTGTTCCGCTTTAGTAATCTTGCCGAGCTTGCACGATTCGCCGGACTCAAGCACCCTGGCAATGTACGGCCGTAGCGAAACGTGGCTGTAGTTGCCGGTCGGTTGTTCCCGGTCTCGAATCATGTCGATCAATTGGGCCTTGCGAGCGTTGGCGCGATCCTGCAAGACAACCGCTCGAAGGTGCAGAGCGAAATCGCCTAGTTCGTGAAAAGTCGGCCTTGGCAATTCGTCGCGACTCCACCGATGGACAACCGAAATAGCCTCTTGGGTTGTTACGTCCCTGAGCGTGATCGACCAAGCATCAATCGTTGCTATTAGTTTTGGGGTCGCGCTGGTCAGGTACGTGTTCAGGCTTGGAAAGTGGATTAACGCCACTTCCAGGAAAAAAGTCCGATTCTCAGACAAGTCCATTTTTTACGTCCTCTAGTAGTTGAGCCGTCTTTTCCGCTGCCGATAGTTTCCTGCCTGCCTGCGTTCCTGGCGTCGATCCGCCTTTGCCGCTGCCAGTATTTAGCATCCCTTGCCCGCCGTCATCATGGCAAATGTTCTTGGCCCCGATCCGGATCGAAAACTCGATGTCCCTTAGGGCCTTGGCTTCACCCCGCCGGAGCAAGTCCATAATCACTGCGTCGGCTTGGGCCTCCGGCATCCACTGCCCATCCTTGGCGAATCGAAAGTCCAACCACCGGACCCAATCCTTTTTGAGCCAATTAGGCAGTGTATCTATATTTGAATACTCTTCTCTTCTCTTCTCTTCTCTGGTCCCCTGTTCCGTCCCGGTTTTGTCCCCAGGTTTGTCCCCCTTGCCAGGGGACAGCTTTATCCGTTGCATGGCCTTTTTTTTCTGTCCTTTTGCACGTTCTTTCGCGCTTTTCGACAGGTGGACCTCGTACCCAGGAATCGAAACTACGCCGTCCTCGACGTACAACCAGCCGACCGAAACCAGAGCGTCTGCAAACCCGTCCCTCCCTGCGACCCTATCTAGTCCCTTTTTTGTCCCCTTTACTTGGGGACAATCCGGGGACAGATTCAGGTCGACCCAGAGCCAAAACGCGACTAGGTGCCCTACCACTTCATGGGGCGAAGCGTCGAGCGTGTCAGCCAGTAGCATGACTTCGGGCTTGCCCAATAACCCATGCTCAATCTTGATCCAATCACCGGCCATCATTTCACCCTCAGTTAAAACCACCGAACAAAATCTAGCCGCCGTGTTTTTCGAGTAGGTCGTTAGCATCTCCGAAGGCCTGTTCCGCCTCGTCGATATGCTGCCAGCCCAAGAGGGGTTCCGAGTGGGTGAGGATCTTCCTCAGCACCGCCAGCATCCTAGGAGCGTCGGCCATCAGTTCGGCGTTGGCTTGCGTCTGTGCGGGGTCGCCATCGTCACCGTCTAGGCTAGCTAATCGCTGGCCGTCTGCTGTGATCCTCCATGTATTTTTGTACGCCTCGGATTCCTGAAACCCCCACGGCCCCGAAGTAAATTTCGATTCTGCCATCATGTTTCCTTTCGAGTTAAAACCGCCCCACACGGAGCGTAAAAGAGCCGCCCGCCCGTTAGGACGGACGGCCCCGGGGGCGAGCGACGGAAGTTTCAACGCCACTTGCCAACGGTCGTTTGGGCCGATTAAACCCGGCACGATCCGCGCACCAGTCCGTGAGGAAATTCCTCTTGGCGGGATTCTTGCCAGTAGACAGCAAGCACCTTTGCCGAGGTGGACCAGCCTCTTTGGGGTCAATCAAACGCCAATTCGAGCATCGGCTGATCGCTTGGTTCTTGGCCCTGTACGGCTCGCTCCAAATTACGCTTGGCTTGCTCGAAGTATTCCGGCTTCAGTTCGCACCCGTAAAACCTTCTCGCGTCTCTGATTGCCTTTTTTGTCTTTGGCGATCGACCGCCGAGGGAAACATAGCCTTCGGACCCAATGCCCGTAAATGGGCTGAATACAATTTCGCCTGGGTTCGAGTAAAGTAAAACGCACCGCCGAATAACTTCCAATTGAAGCGGGCAAATGTGCTTGGTGTCGTCTTCGGATTTCGCCTCTTTCGTGTTAAGCGTGTCGGTTTCCTGGATGTCGCTCCAGCACCCTTCTGCCCAGTCGATCCAGTCATTGCGGCTTACCTGGCCCTCCGAGTCGATCTTGACTTGATTTTCGCCAGGCTTGCGAAACTTAATCAGGTAATCCTGAAGCGTCCCGCGTTGCGCCGCCCGATCGTTTTCAAGGCCTGAAAATTGCAGCTCCCTCGATCTGGTTCGGATCGCTTGCGCCTGAGGGTTCTTGCGAACGCTCCAATCGTATTCGTAGACAAGCCCCGCCCGCTCACCTAGGCGAATATTAAGCCCTCGGAAGTCGCACAGCCCAACGCCGCCGGATCGCTTCATTCGAGGAATCTGGCAAACGTGGACGATAGCCGCCCTTCCAGGCTTTAGCACCCTGGAAAGCCCAGAAAAGAAAAACCCAAGGTGGATTTTCGCTTCGGTCCCCATCGCATCGACGTTGCCAATGTCCGATACTGAATCGGTATAAGCGTAAAGGCTTGGAAATGGAGGGCTAAACACCGCGAAATCAACGCTAGACTCCGGCATCTCTCCGAGCATGTGCGGAATGCAATCGCCATGATGGATCGCCCATTGCTCATCGTTCTTTAGTAGTTCCGTTTTCATCTTTTTCAAGTTCCTTGATATGGTTCAATAGTTCAATAATCATCGCGGATAAAGTTCCGCTTGTCCCGGTCCAACAATTGGCCGGTCCAAATCTTCGAGCGTGTTGCTCGATCTCAATCATTCGTTCGACCGAAACCTTCATGGCCGATCTCCTTGAATAGCCGCATCTGCTCGTTGGTGTCGTGATCGACCCGATCCGCTTTGCGTAAAACATTCTCGACAAAAGGTACTTCCAATTCAGTAACCGGAATATGGACGTTAAGCGGCTTTGTCGATCCGATACGGTTGGATCGCTTGACGCCCTGGTAGTATTCCTCGTAGCTGTCTTTGAGGCCTGACCAAACTTGCCGAGTGCAGACTTGCAGATTCAATCCAAACCCAAGGATTTTAGGCTTGGTAATCAGCGTTTTGACTTCGCCGAATTTAAACCGACGTATAGCCGATTCCCTGGCGTCCTCTTTCGTGTCGCCACTGACTGAAACCGCATCGGGAAAAATACGCTCCATCTGCTCTTGCTCGTCGTTGTAGTGGCACCAGATAATCGTCGACTCATCCGGCCACGAATTAACTAGCGAACGAACAAACCCGTTTTTGTTCGATGCCATGCCGTTCTTGCCCTTGGCAATCTGCGATAGTTTCCCCCGCGTCCCGATTCCGCCTACTGACGTAGTAACTAGATCCCCGGTAAGCGTCTGCGCCGCTTGCCGTTGTTCGTCTGTCAATTCGATATGGTGAACGTGGACATTTATAGGGGGTGTAACGCCAACATTGTCCTTCCATCCGTAGACTGCTGGATTCGTCAGGAATATCGACCAGTCCGAAAGCGACTTGTAAAACGGCCTCAATGCGTGAGGTTTTAACTCCCATCGGTTTTGAGTCTCCCCGCGATTGATAAAGTAGCAAGCCAAAAACTCATTGACCGTCTTGGCTCGATCCAGAAAAACCGCATGGTTCGCGTACTCGATCCGATCGTTCGGCGCAGGCGTCCCGGTTGCGCATAACTTCCATTCAAGCCCCCGGCCAAGTTCGATAAGCCGCGTACCCCATGCCCCGTAATGGCTCTTGAGCATCGAGCTTTCATCGAGAATAAGTCCCTTGAGTTTGCCGCGATGCAAGCCCTCTCGGATCGCTTCGTAGTTGGTCACACCGATCTGAGTGTCAATCGAGTCGTTGCTATCGAGCCAGTGTTGCAGGTCGCTTGCTCTGACCCTGCCGACACTGAACGATTCCCCGTAGAACCGCAAGGCCTCGGCGATTGTCTGTTCGCAAACCATAAGCGGAGAAACGATAAGAATTTTGCCACCGCTTTGTTTCGCTGCGTGCCTTGCGAACTCAAGGATCATTAGCGTCTTGCCTAGTCCGCAATCAGCAAAAATCGCGTACTTGCGTTTCTTGATCGCCAGCCGAACAATGTCCCGCTGGTAGTCAAAAGACTTCTCGCATGGGTCGTAGTTGAGCTTGCGCCCTCTGGCCTTCGAGCCGAACGCCTTTGCGTATTCGTCCGGCACGATGGCCGCCGACCCTTCCCAGTGGTAAACCGGGGTCTGCCGTAACTCCAAAAACTGCAAGTAGCTTGCAATCGTTTTTCTGTCAAATGTGATTTTCATCTATCCACCTCCAAAGAATTGAAATTTAAAACTTCCACCCGTTCGCCCGAAGCACTTCGAGCAAAATCAGCACCGCCGCCCCAAAGCCCGCCCCGAGAATCAGGACGGTCAGGAATTCACCGTTTAACCTGTCAATCTTCCGCTCGATCCGGTCGAGTTGGCTTTCATCGTCAGGGGGTTCGTAGGGGTTCATGAGCCCTCTGCTTTCTCGGCATAAGCAACGCCTCGGCTCGGAATAAGGCTGATTGTCGCTTTGCCGGTCTCGGAATCCCAAGTGTTGATGCGAAACAAAAAAATCCGATTGATCTCTTTAACGAGCTTCCAAAACTCATCGACGGATATTGTCGTCTCAAGTTCAAGTTGACGCGATCCGACATCGTTCATTTCAACGACTTGCTTAATGTTGCTCATTTACCAGTACCTTTCCTTTGCGTGACCTCTGACAATCATTCGAGCGTTGATCGATTCGACAGCAAGTGTTTTCGGCGGTAGGTTTGCCCGAAGGTCGCCAAGGTCGCCATAAAGCACCGCAAGAAACCGCCCGTACTTGTCCCGCTTGGCCTTGGTCTCTAGCTGGATTGTCTGTACGTAGATCACCTCAAGGGGCTGTAGTGCCTCCCATAGCCACGCCTTAGCCTCTTTGCCCTCAGCGGTATTCATCTCCGGTGCATCGATGCCGTAGAGCCTGAATCGCTCTTTGCGTGACGTATCGAATCCCAGGTCGATGATTAGGTCCACGGTATCGCCATCGACTACGCGGATTAGTTCGGCTTTGTAGATATAGATCATACTTAGCAGTCCTCGTAAAATGGGTTTGCGTTGACGTAGGCCAGCACCCTAGCAGCGTGCTTTTCGCCTTCGTTGTCGCTGATCGTTTCGTCCTCGTAGACGTAGCTACTGCGATCTCCATTGCGTGACTGGACAAGGGTTGCTTTGCTGTGCGTGTCCTCTTGCCCGTTCTTGCGAGTTTCCTCGATGTCAAGCGACTCTTTTCCTTCCGTCCAATCCGTGATCGCGTATTGAATTTCGTCGACCTCGAATAGGTAGACAAGGTATGCTTGGTATGCTTCGCTCAAAATTCCACCTCTTCCTTTCGTTTCTCGATCAATGCCCTCGCGAAGCGAATGCCTTCAATGTAGGCATTGCATTCGCCAATAGTCGACGATCCGTCGCTGTAACCAATCGTGTAATGGGTTAGCATAAGCTCAATCGCTGCGATTTCCGCATCGATCCGGTTTAGGATTTCTTGGTCTATCATGATAGCCCATCCCCTTCCTCGACTTCGCGATCGATTTCGATAAGGGCGAAACCAAGGGCTTTTGCTTCCACGATAGCATCTGCCTTGTCGTGGAATTTGCATGAACCACCGTTTGCGTAAACAACCAGCCACGCCTGCACCCGAACCGTTTTCTTTGGCGGTGGGGCTAGGTTAAGTCCGTGATCGGTATGCGCGTACATGTATCGCCCGTTGGCGTGCCAGCCCGAAGCAATCCAAATCCCCCTGCTGTTTCGAATTCGCCCAGTGTACCGATAGTCCTCTTGCCCCTCATTGATTGCGTCGATAAAGGCCTCTTCGCCGTTTGCCAGTTTAACCGGCCCCTTATCCCATTTAACCTCGATCATCTAACAATCCTCCAAGCTTTCGTATTTGCTGCGTAGCATCTTTCCGCGCCGAATGGTTACTGTCTCTTCGCAGTCGTCGTCTAGGTCGTCGAAAAGATTGCTTAAAACATGCCTAGCATAGTCCTCGGCTTCGTCTCGATTGTCGGACACAATCTCGTTGTCCTCCCCTTGCTTGTTCGGTCTAACGTACCAGACTTGAATTTCGTCGCTGCTAAGTGTTGGTTCCATTTGCACCTCCATTAAATCCATAGAGCTTTCCATCTCGACCAAATACCGCCCGTCGCTTCGCCAAGTTTCCCAGGCCCAATCCGCCGAATCTTCGCTCGGCGGATTGTTGCTGTGATTGCCGACTTCCCCGCGTAGATCGAAGCCGTACCCGTCGCCATTAATCGGCTCGATGCCTCGCACCCAGTATCCGCCGCGTGTCGTTGGTTCCCATTGCCTCATTAAAGCACCTCCGTTTTTTCGGTAAAAATACAGCCGTCCTCGTCGATCTGAAACAGAAATAGTTCGCCGTGAATCGAGACCAAAGCGTTTTCCTTACCGCACGCCCTCATAGCCTCTCGAAGTTTCTCGTCGGCATCGCTCATTCTTTCCATAGCTGCTTGCTCTGCGTCGCTAGCTAGCTTGTACGCCATCGCCGCCAAAGCCAAATCGACTCGCGCCTTCGCAGGGCTAGGGGCCTCTGGTTCGATGGGGAGTAGGTCGTATGGGCTTTCGCCGTCCGATGCCTGCCTGCCGTCATCCCTCCAGGAAACGGGGATCGCCATTCCCAAATCAGTCACCTCGCCAATAATAGGATATTTTGCTCCGGGGTTCTTTGCTGTGATCCGGTATTGATGCCCGCCTCTAGTTGTTGCTTGCCATTGTGTCATTGCTCAACCTCGTATTTCATAACTTCGGCCTTTTCGACTCCGCTGGGGATGGTCATAAGACGCAAGCAGGCCCTAGCCTCTGCTTCGGTCGCAAAATACTCTTTAACGTCAAGAACGCCGTGCCTTGAGTCCCTCCATCGAAAAACGATAGCGTAAGGCTTTGGGGTGGTCGGGATATACTTGCTCATTGTTCAACCTCGTAAAAATTGCCGTGAAATTCAATACGTTTGCCCGCTTTGGTTTTGTATGACGACCATTGGCCAGAGCCGCCGGTTCGCGTCAAATCTTGGTAATCGATGCCGTCGAAGTGAACGGTATAGCGTTGGGGGTCGCTGGGTTCGCTGTAGCAAGGATCTGCAAGCCTTATCAGGTAAGCCACCGAAACAACAAGAGCAAAGTAGACACTAGCCGCCCCGATATAGTCGATAATCTCGAATTTCACTCTGTCACCTCAAAGCCTTTCGCCGTGATCGTGATAGTCTGGCCGCTGGGAGTGCTAATCGTATCGCCGACCTTGAGCGCGTAGTGGCTTTGCTCGAAGCCAGGGTTTACAACCTTGATACAATCGCCGTTTGGGTTCTCGACCGTATCGCCGACCCGCAAAACGTAGTGCTTAGGCTCAGGCTCCACAGGCTCGAGGCGTCGGCGATACCAAATGCCGTAGCTTTGGCGTCCGCCGATTGTTGCCTTATGGCTTTCATCCCATTTTCCGGTACTCGAAAAGCACTCATCCCCCGGCTTTAATTCCTCATCAGGAAGCTTCTCAAGCAACCGATACCCTGGCCCCGGATCGGGCTTGTTGGCGTGCCAGGAGGGTTCGCGGTAGACTTGGCAGTATCGCCAAGGACAGCCCGTGTTATCGATCCAGCAATTTTCTTCCGTTGAGTCGTAACCAGCAAGAAGCCAAACGGTCTTGGACCAATCTTCTTGCAAGTGATCCCGAAACCTAGCCTCAACCGTTTCGCCCTTCATCATCCGCGCAACATCGTCAGCCGTTGCGTCTTCCCAAAATGCTTCGATCTTTTCAGTAGTCATTATTTAGCCTCGCTTTCGCTTCTCACGTGTTCAACCGGCTCGTTCGCGTTTTTTCCCGTCTGCCATGCTCGGGCTTTGTTGATTGCCATCTTCGCAATTGCAAGATTAACCAAGCCCGGAAAAGATACCCTAGACCTGCGCGTTGCATCGAGAAGCAAAATAAAGCAGTCTGCTAGCTCGTCTAGGTATTTCTGGTCGCTGCCTCCGTGGGCCTCGAATGCCTCGTGGGCTTCCTCGGCTTCCTTCGCAAGGTGCTTTAGCGTGCCAATTGGCCCGCGCTCCTCGTCTGTACCGAATGTCTTTTGGGACCATTCCGATTGAGTCTCAATCAGGTCTCCTAGGTTGTCGCAAAAACTCATCTGCTCTTCTGGTCGTCTCGGTAAATTCATCAAACCTTCAATCTTTTCAGCAGTCATCTTTCTTCCCTCTCAGCTTACAAACCAAACAAAATGGACGACTCAGGGGCACGTTGCACCGTGAGCACCAGTAAACACTCGTCTTCTCGTTGCTGCCGATCGCCCGCCGTGCTTGATGGTCTTTAATTCCATCGGGCAGTAGCGGTATAGGCTCAACGGAATACGGCGTGAAATAGTTGACCCGCTCCAAGTACCGCTTTGCCCTTCGCGGAATTGTCTCGGCAAGCTTTAGCAGGATTGTGATTTTGTCGATACCAAGATCGGTTAGTAGTTGGCACTTCGGGCATTTGTCCCGCTTTGCCGTCTCGAAAGCGTCGGTGCAAATGCTGCATCTTTTTGCCATTTGAAACCTCGATGATTTCATAAACTGCGGGTGACTTGCACCCTAGGAAAAAACCAAAACAACCAAGCACACAAAAACAAAAAATACGATGAGCCATGTCACTTGGACCTCCTAGTAAACTTGAGCGATCTCATGCCGCACAGGTTGCGCCTTGCAACCTACGATGCAAACATAAACGCAACAACAAACAAAAAGACAGCAAACGCGACGAACCATAGTAGTATCTCCAGCATGTTTAACCCTTTCATTTCTCGACGACAATTTCAAACCTAATCGCCTCTGGAAACTTTGCCGGATCAATGCCCGCATGAGCAACCCCAAGCAATCCGCTCATCATGCTGAGCGTGCAAGTCTCATCGATCCGAGGATCGACGCTATGAACCTGCTTTTCGCTCATGATGCAAATGTCCCTGTGGTAGCCATCTGCATTGAAAGCTCGTACTGTAACCTTCATCATTCACCTCCATACGCCGCCCCGAAATGGTTTGGCAAAAGGATCGGCAACCTCGGACAGTTGCTCAGCACGCCGCATGAAGCGATCATTGGCTGATCCCCTGGACGATCCTCGCAGTCTTTCCCGCTGTCTCCGCTTTTTGTGCCTTTACGTTTCCGCTTTGGCCGCTGGACGGCACCAGCAAAAGGATCTCGCGGGACTCCCACCCGCTACGGTCGTCTTACCAATCGCGACCTGCTTTCGCGGCTTTCGCCGCCGAGCCGATCCTGGTTCGCTATTCCGTTGGGCCCTCTTCCCTAAAAAGCGGGTGTGTTTTCATTTCGTCGCCCAGTTTGTTTTTGAGCGACTTGTAGATCTCGGTCGACACAAAAAGGTTTCGCCCTTGTCGGTATGCAACATGAGCCACCTTTTCGGCAAAGTTCTTTCGTTGCTTTGCCCACTTTTTGCGAATCCTCACTTTGTTTGACCTGGGGAATCGAACTTGCTTTCGTTCAACCTTGACGCAAACCCGATCGTCAATAAACACTTTAAGCCCGTAGATTGACTCGATCATTCCGCTGGCCCCTCAATCGCTGGTAGTTCGTTGCGCCCGAGCGTGACGCGGCTCAAGGGCCTGGACTCAACGTCGATGATATCGCTCTCAACATCGGCAGATAGAGCCCGTTGAGCGTCTGTGTCGTCAATCACGCACCAGCCTCGGGCTATTGCGTAGTGCATTGCGGTTTTCATTGCTTGCGGCGTGTACCATGCGTGCCAAGGGCTTGAGCCTTTAGACCAATCTCCCTTCGGGCTCTCGGCGTACTTGTACGAATCCGAAACGTCTCGGCGTTCGTGAATAAGCTTTTTCGGAACCCACCCCGCATAAACAAGCGTCCCGGTATCGAGTCGCTTTACCAAGACTACAACGCCACGCAATTCCGCTTCGGTCGTCGGCGGATTGTCCAGGTCCATCGACCGGATGACAACGTCCCCGGTCTCAGTCACCTCGATGTGATCGCTGTAGCTGATCGGAACCGCAACCATGTGCGCCCCCGCTCGATTCGCCAGAGCGTTAAGCCCTCTGTGACTTAGCTGGTAGGTTAGCTGCGGGTCTTCGCCTTGTCGCGGTCTCCTGGGGATCGCATAAGCCAAGGCGGTTGCCCCGGTCCCAGGGTAGATGCCCGTCAGAGCCGAAATTGCGACTACCCGGCCAATGCTTTCGACCGTGCACAAGTCAAAGTCCTTCGGGTCTCTAGCTGCCGCCCTGGATGCCGCCAATGCCGCTGCGACGCGTCCGGATGCCTCCTTGGCCCTTTCTTCGCCGACCATGCTTTTGAGCATCGGGAAGCTAATTTCGTAGCATCGCTCTCGAAACGTAAGAACCTTTCTGGCCGCCTGAACCGTCGCAACGGCCCCCGCTGTCTGTTTGCCCGTAGGGATCTCTACCGCCGCCGCTGGTTGATCTGTTGTCGTTTTCGTCATCGTTCTATTCTCCTTCGTAAACCCTTCGTTTCGGCAACCGCAACGGGACGATCCCGCTGCTGTAAGGTTGCTGCCAATCATTTTCTTTCGTTCGTCGCTCGTAATCCAAAACAAGCCTGTGCGTGTCTTGCATCCCCATGTTCGTGGTCTCGCTGTCGAGCTCATACAACGCCACGGTCGGCGGTATGCCCCGCGTAGATGGTTTCGGCTTTTCGACGACCGCAAAGACGAATCGGTACGATTCTCTGACGGGCTCTTTGTTTGCGTGCGAAAGCTCGATAGCTCCCTGGTAAATAAAAGCCTGCCGATGATAGCCATAGTCCACCGCCGACCATTGCCACCTGTGCGGGCTTGCGTCGTCGGTCGTTTTGATGTCGAGGATGAGCCGCATCGAGTCCACAATGCAATCGGGCTTGGCTTTGAAGCGATGCCCGAATAGATCAAAATGATGCTCCACTTCGACTCGCCGAGGTTGCGCCATGATGGTTGCGAACTGCGGGTGGTTATTCAGTGCCTGGACGCAGGCCACCGCGTCGGCGTAGTCCTGATCGTCGAGCAGTTCCTTTCCTTCGCAATCTACCAAAAATTGAGCCCAATCCGCTTTGCCCTGATTAGTTCGCCTGTCGCATTTTGGAGCGATCGCAAACCGATTACTGAACTCATTCGGTTCCAGCGCCAAGCAATGAACAGCATGGCCCATCGCGAACGCTGCCGAGTCTTTCTTGGGTAGCGTCGGCGGATCGTCAACGTACCGCATTTTGCATTCCATCGGGTTCTGCGCCAGACAGGATAGCATCGAATGCGAGAGGGCTTTAATCGCGTAATAGTCACTCATGGCTAGTCCCCTCTGCCGGATCGGTCACCCTGGCTTTTATCATTGCATCGGCATAAGCGTACTTGCATTGCTCGGTAGTCGGGCGGCATGACGTGCGCTGCATGATCCTCCTGTGATGGTTCTCGATGTCATCCTCGCTTGCGTTGGCCGCAAACCAATCTCGCAGGCTCATGCCGGTCGAAACAAAGTTGCGCGCATCCACACACGGAAACGCTGGCCCGCCGTCGTCAGTTGGTTTCATCGGCTCGCCCCCCTATCCTGGTCGTTGTCTAGCCCCTCATCCAATTCGCGTGAATACATCGGCAACACATTGACGCCTTCGGCCACCGGATGGGCGTTGAGGTGGTAGATGAGGTTGTTCGCTTCGTAGATTGCCATCTTTGCAATCCGACCATGTACAACGTCTTCCCTGAATCCAGGATTCGCCAGCAGCCCCTTCATCGCCATCGCCGCGATTAGTTCGCGTTTGGTAAGGCCACCAACAATAAAAAACTCCTCGCCGCCCAAATACTTAACCGGATTCGCTAACTCGTCACCATTCATGAATCACCTCTGAAAAAATAGCCAAGAGAATCGCAATAACTCCACCGGCAAACAATGCTCGGCAGATCTCGACGGTATCAATCATCCATGAGCCCCCATAGCACCATTCCGCAACCGAAGGAACAACCAAGGATAAAGCCAGTTAGGACAAGTAGGATTGCCATTATTTGAACTCCACATCGACAGCCCGTTCGAGCATCGCTTGCAAGCCAATCTTGCTAATTCGGGTAGCCATCTTTTCCCATGCGTAAATCGTCCGTTGCCTAGGGTATCTCCTGTCCATGATCCGAGCCACTTCCTTTGGCCCTCGACGCTCTGAAACATGCGAGTCGACCTCGATCAGCTCATTGCGGGTGTATCGCATGTTGTTGCGTGCGGGCTTCGCTGCCACCTTCCCCGCCTTGGGTTGGTCTTGCGCTAGCCTTGCTGATATCTTGGCCTGTACGCTTTCCTGGCCCATCAAAAGCTTTTTGGCTGACTCTAGCCTTTCGCCGAACGTCGAAACCTTCGTAGGCTCAACACCCCCCGTCTCAATACAGTATTCTGCGCACAACCGCTGCCACTCAGGGGGCCACGCCTGGAACATTTTTAGCGCCTCAAATTTATTCACGATGCACCCTCCAGTTCGCTGATCTTGCCCTCGATCGCCGTTCGGATCGCCTTGACTTCGCCCAAGGCCTCCTCGATGTGATCGAAGATACCCCTAATCCCCCCGCCGAGCTCTTCGCAGTCCTCAATAGCATTTCGGTTATGCTCCAGGTTCTCGATCGCCCTAAACAGGCTCGCGTGTCGACGCCTCAAAAAATTGATAGTATTGTCTTCCATCGTTTCAATCTCCAAAAAAGGTTAAGCAACTTCCAGTTCAATCCGCAATAACGCCGCGTCTTCGGCGTCGATGGGGCCGCATTGAGCCTCCCATTTCACGCCGCTCGCAAGACCCAAGCCCGATACCATCCGCTCGGCCAATGCTTCCGCTGCCCTGATACCGGGGTCGACTTTCAGGCCAACAAACACTAAATCCAGCATCAAAGGGATCGGATTGTCGAATACTTCGATCGACCACCACTGGCCAGGATTCCGGGTATCGTAGGGGTCGCCAACGCATTTGCATTTCGCTACCCGCGTAATCCGAGTCCGGTCTTTCGGCTTTTGTTTCAGCCATCTCCCGTTAGGTGCCTTGGTCCGCTTTCGCTGCTTACGCCGAGCCACGACCAACAGGTAGAGCTCATCCATTTGGCCTACCTCGCTTTCGTTTGATCGCTGGAGCGTCCTTGAGGTTGTAGCGGACCGGCCGCCCTCTACCGCGATCTGGGATCGATGCAAGCGTCTCCTTGCGGTTTAGCCTAAGGATCCAAATTGCTCTGTCTACAATCGCCAACCCAACGAACGCCGATTTCTCGACGCCCTCAGCCTCCGCCGCTTCGCTTAGTAGCTCCGCAATGCGTAGGGGTTGCGTTGTGTTTACGTTGACCGTGTTACTCATCAATGCAAACTCCAAAGGGGGTTCCGTCAGCGAATTCGAGTAGCTTGAAAGCATCGGGCATTTCGTGTCGGATTATCGAGCTTCCAGCCGCAACATAAACGCCGATCCTGCTTGTGCTAACTACGCTATCGAAGCCCGTCCCGTCCTTCATGCGGATCGGCTTGCCCCAGTGAGGCATGTACTCTTCCGCATTCGCAAACGGTCGATACGCTGCGGGCTTCTCGATCTTGCGAATGATGGCGCATCCACGAAAGTGGCCGTCGTCGATCGCCCGATAGGGTTCGCTTAGCCCGTCAATAAACCATTCGCCAATCTCAGGCTTGCCGATCCTAACCAACTCCCAGCCCTCCGGTACGCCCGGTATTTGATTGCTACTCATTTTCTTTGGCCTCCTGTGTTGTCGGTACGTAGTGCCAGTTGTCGCCGCTGATTTGCATCTGTCCAATCCTTGGGCTCTCTAGCCCGTCAGAGACGTCGAGACTGCCAATTAAAGTTAAGTCGTGCGAGTGATCGCATTGAAACTTTTCGATCGCGTCCAAAAGTTCCGCGATTGCCCTAAGTTCGTTCGCTGAATGCAATGCCATTATTCGCCCTCCTGTAGTGTTGCTCTCAAGTGTTGGATTGCCGGGTCTTGTGCTTCGAGCCGCTGCCGTAGTAGCTTGCAGTAGATCGCAAGTGCGTTGGCATGGCTTTCGATCTTCCGCAAGCCGTCGAGGTCGACTTCCCGGCCCAATGGGAAAGCCTCGTACCAACAGGTGTCGATTACCTGCCCGGCTCGCCGAATATCGTCGATCAATTCCGCGTCTGTCTTTGGTTGCTTCGCCATTACGAATAATCCCTCTCGGTTAAGTGTAGTTTCGCCATCGTCCCGCGTGCCCAATTAGCCCGCGTCGAAGGCGTGTTTCTGGCCTCTGCCGTCTTGGCCTTGGCCGCTCGGCAGGATCGGCATTGAGTGTCTAGCCCGTCCTTGGTCCGGTTGGATCGCCGGAACTCGCAGAGGGGCTTGGCAAGGGTGCATTTTGTGCAGGGTTTCATCGTCTCGCAACGTCCCATGCTCGCTTTGTCCCGTAGCCAAGCTGGTCCTGCTCGACGATGTAAACCACCGATGGATCGGAATCGCCGTCGCTGTCATCGTCATCGTCATCGTCATCGCTGTCGCCCCATTCGCTAATCTCTTTACCCGAGCACAAGCCGCGAATCGAATTTTCAAAGGGCCAGTTTTCTTGGGTCATCAATCGGACTTCGGTATCACCGCCAATTTCGTCGCGGTATTCTTCGAGCCGTTCAATCAGTTCGCTTATCGTCATCGTTCATCGTCTCCAAAAAAGTGTGAGTAAAAAGACCCCGAAGGGTTTCGCCGTTGGTGGCTGGTTAGTGGGTTAGCGTGCGGTTCGAGCTTCGAGCCACTTTTGAGCACCCCTGAGGGTCTTAAAGTCCTTGCTCTGGGTGAAGGTCATCGCGGCGTAAGTTCCGTCGGCGTTCTTGAATACGCCTCGGGTTTGCGTCTCGTTGTTTGCGTCTTCGATTCGAATCGTCGTTTGCATCGTATCGTCTCCGGTTAGTGGTTTGCGTCAGCGTTGTTGCCGACGTGTGTATATTATCGGGCAGGGGATTAAAGATCAACAGGTTTTTTGGAAAAGATGTGGAAGTTTTTCCAAAAAGCCGGGAGGCCCATTCCCCCCGGCCAAGTCAGTGGGTTAGGCTAATGCGTCGAGCTCAGCCTCGCACCATTGCATAAGCTCAAGAAACTCAGCGTAGCTCATCCTGTCCGCAAGCTCCCTGGTAATGAAAGTGCTTGCAATAATCGCCTCTGGGCGGTAGTCGCAATTCAGTTTCTTGAGTGCGTCGATGAGGGTCTCGGTTGTTTGCGACTTGGCGTACTGGGTCATTTTGGCTTGTGCTGCGTTCATCTTTTCATTCCTGGTTTGCGTTGCGTCGTCAGTCTCGTTTGCTTCCGACGTGTGTATCTTAATCGACCCACCAAACAAAGGTCAACACCTTTATCCAAAAAGATATCGAAGTTTTTCCCAAAACAAGCGTTTCGCCAACGAAAACGCAGGGAAAAAAGATTGTGTTTTTTCGGCTAGGTGGCTAGGAACGCCCGAAACCACGGGCCAAAAGCACCCTTGCTAGGTCGCTAGCTATTTCCGTCACCGCATCCTCCGACAAATCGGGCATTGCTGCGTGAAGGCACTCATGGAGCGTGGTATCGAGGTCTTGTCCTTCATCGAGCCCTGATCGGATGCCGATCGTCCTAGGCTGGCCTCGATCCCCTTCAAGGTCGCAATAGCCAAATTCATCGGACCTAGTGTCGTCGCGAATCGTCCAAGTTTGCTTGCGGATTATGGCTTTCACTACGCACCCCTTATATCGCCCTGCTTGTTGATACGGAAATTCGCAACATTGAAGGACTTATCATTCGCAACCTCGACGAATGCCATACCGTGATTCCAACGATTTACCCGCGCATATTGGGGGGTGAGGTCGCAAAGGCAACCCGTCGACCAAACGAATGTTTCGCTGTGAAACATGTCGGTATCGGCGTGTCCGCTGGTTTGGTGCGAGTGGCCGACCAAGACAGTATGATGCGTCCGAAGAAACGCCCCTCTAGCCGGATTGACTGGACTAAAAATCGATCGCCCTAGCTCATGCCCATGAAGAACCGGAAGCTTGCCTAGCATGATGGGCAATTGATCGCCGATCATTTCGATTCCGAGCCGCTTGCATTGCGTCAATTCATCAAGCCGAACCGCTGCTAGGTCATAAATCTCAGGGGCGCGATTCCAAATAAAATGATCCCATCGTTCCTCGTGATTGCCCTGCTTGTAGATTATGCGGGCCTTCGGGAATTCGGACCTAAGCCACTCAAGCCCCTCAATAACCAAACGTAGCTCCTCGGAAAATCGCCTGTGCTTCGGGTCGCGCTGATGCCGCGAGACTTGATAGAAATCCGCAAAGTCTCCATTAAGCAGCAAGCAATCCAACTTCATCGCCTTGAGTTTTTTAACCGCCGCGCCAAAAGCAATCTCTGAATGGTAGGGTATATGAGGGTCGGATAGTATTCCGATGCGTTTGGCGTCAACCTGAACGGGCTCCCAAGCCTCTGCTAGCGACGGGGGCATCTTCGGAACTTGACCCGCTTTGCCCTTTGGCCTTGGCTGGGTCGCTTGATTGCGATTCTTTTTTCCCATAGCCCCGCGAATGTTGCGAATCATGCTCCTTGCGGTGTCGACCGTCGCAAACGCCTCTGGCCTTTCCTGCTTGGCCCGCTTAGCTAGCCCAATGTTCGGCGCATCAGGGAACTTTTTGCAAAGCTCCTCAAGGTACAATCGTCCCGCTGATTTCGGTGGTGCCGGCATCTGATTTTCTCCAAATAGAATAGGCTTCGTCGATCGTGATTTCGGGCTTGCCGAGCTTCGCGTTGACGGCGTTGTGGAGTCGCACGCCCCATGCGAAGAATGCTTCGGGGGAAGTGAAGTCGGGAGGGTTGGCCGCTTTCCATTGAGCATAAAATCGCTTGCAAGAGCAACCGTATTGGGGGATAAGCAGTTCCCATTCGGTTAGCTGTTCGATGGTTTTTATGCTGCCATCGTGCAAAGACGCCCAAGCATTACGCACTGCTTCAAGCTTTTCTCGAAGCTTGCTTTTGCCGTCCATCTTGTACGATCGCTCGACGATGCCAGGGACACCGCTTACAACCTCGATGGTTTTTATGCGAATATGATTGTCCATGTCGGTGCATTCACGCAAAGGCTTTGGGTTGTGTTTGTGCAAGTGCTTGTATAGCTGTAGTCAGTTACGTCGCCGAACAATGTACCGAATCGAGAAACTGCAAACCCATCAAGCCCGCAAGGCGATAGGAATTGACAATCCTCAGGGTATGGCTGCGGCCCGACAATGCAACCGCCAAAGGTGTCCGATTGCGTTCCGTCGCCTGGGGTGAATTCATTGGAAAGTATTGTGAAGTAGGCAGCTGTCGTTGAGCCCAGCCCGCATCTTGCGTATCGGGTTATTGAACTATCGCAAGAGCCCTCTACAAAATCGAGAACCATGCGGCTTATCTCTGGGCATAGTCGATCGTCGGGTTCGTTGTCACCAATAAAATCTACCGTCGGAAACGGAGTGTCGCACCCTGAAAAAATATACTGCTCTTGCAATCCGTCGCATCCATTAACACCCCTCCATGTTTGCTCGACTACGCTAGCCGGTATGCAGTTATACGGACAGGTGGACCCGGTAGCCGAAATGCAAACTTGCGTTTGGTATTCTTCTCGATTGCAAATTTCGATGGTGCAACCCTCGTCCGGGATCGCGTCGTTATTGAACACCTCTGGCCCTGTCGGCCAAGCGTCATAGGTCTTAACTCGCGTGAATCGGAAGGTTAGCGTCATCGCTACAGGGGTATCGCAGTCGAATTCACCCGGCAGGGTTTCTTCGCTGTCTTCGCACCCGAGCGCCGGATCGCCCTGGACAAAACATTCGTTTTCGGTTCCCGCGACAACCTCCCAAGATTGAGCGTTGCCGCTTATCGCTATTTCTTGGTAGCCGTAGTCATAGACGTAATCGGTCGACAGGACGAGCTTGCAAGTCGTCACTCCGTCGCAAGTCACGGCCTGTCTGCTTGCTCTTACTTCGATGTGCTTTGGTCGGTAGGTTACCTTTAATTTTTGCTCTTCAGATCCCGAGCAAGACGCCGTAAGCGTACCGGCAAAAGTGCCGCCCGATTCGCAGCAATACTCTAGGGGTAGCGGGAATGTTTGCTCTGTGCTGAACAACGGCGGCTTGACGTTCGTGGTCGCGTAGATGTCGGCCTCAAGCATCGTCGAATATGACGCGACATGGTGAGACGCTAGGCAAGTTGTGGTTGTCGTCGGCGTGCTGTTGAACGTAAATATTTTGGTAGAGCAACATGGCGTGTGGACCCAATCGCCGCCGGTCATGCCAGTGATCGAAACGCTAGGCAGTTCGCCGACTGGCAAGCATTCGCAAGGACAGCAACAATTACCAAGTTTTCCCATTTAGCAAATTCCTATCGCTGCCCATTTCGCGTCGACCGGAAACAAAACGCAAAGCGAACCAGAACTGATCGCTGTGGAGCTAGGGTTCCATGCCGTGTAAGTTATCGTCCCCGCTGTCCAATTGCCGCTCGCGGGCTGTTTGGCTGTCACTGTCCCGCTAGTGTTCGCACCGATGCCGGATCCCGCCACCGCCAGCAATGGCGTCTCGCAAGCAATCACCTTAATCAGATCGTCCCCTTGCTCGTCGTCACCGATGTAAGAAAAAAGGCACCCTTTTGACAGGTCGAACGACGATTCAACCGGCCCCATTCGCGTACCGGTCGAGTAGGTCGCTGAGTCTTTCTTTGCACGGTAGATCGGCCCCCATTGAGCCGTGCCGAGCCCGTTTGCCGCTACCTCCGCTGGCCCATTGAGCAAAAACGGACCCATCACCGAAGCGGTGTAATCGATCGGCCTGTCGACTTTGAGGACCGACTGCCCATCGATGGTTTCCATGCCGACTTTTTGGATGCAACCGTAAGCCGGTATCGTTTCGGTCGATGCGTTGTAAAAGTAAATCGGGTCAGGGGTCGATTGCCGAATCTCGATCGGCTTTGCCGCCCTTTCGCGTTCCCAAGCGAACGAATTATCGCGAATCCGTTTCGCAAGGGTTGGACTGTAGTACCCGATATCCTTTTGAGCCACGCTTAGCCCCTGGTATCTGCGAGTAGGGACACTTTGTAGATCGCTGGAGTCACCGCCGTAGCTGTCGCGGTGTCATTGCACGAAATCGACAAGCGACACTCAAGCAACTGCCCTGGGTTTACGCTAGCCGAGTTTAGCATGAAGTCAAAATCAGCAGCTGTGAGGCTATTCATCGACTGAGCCGCCGAAGTTACCAAATCCGCTGTGGGCGTTCCGCTTGACCCAACCACGGCCTCTAGATCGATCGTGCAAGAGGTCGACGCCAAGGTAGTTTCCATCGCTGCCCGGATTCGGACTTGAATTGTTTCTCCGTCGTCATAATTCGGCGGTATCGGAATTGAAAAATAGGCCCTCCGCGTTGTGGCCCCTAGGTTTTTGCAATCGCCCGCCGTGATCCTCGCCGGATTCGTCAACCAAGTGCCTGAGACTAGCCCTAGATCGTCGCTAGCTGCCGCTGCGGGCAGATTGCTTGCCACTGCGTCATGCGTCTTAAAGGCTTCAACAGGGACCACATATTCGGCTAAGACTTTTTGCCCTAGCTTCGATGGTTCGATATTCGCATTGCCTGCAATGTCGTTGTTGGTCAGTGATCGATCGGGAATCTGGAGAATGACGCTTTGAATTGTGCTCATTTTGTTGGCCTTATGGTAATAGTCCTAGTGCGTTGTAACTTAGTGGTTCGTAAAGCTTTTTTTCCTGCCAAAACGCTGTTTGCTGCGCCGGAGGATCTACGTCGGGTAGCTGAAATCCTTTTTCGTCGAGTAGCACCGGCTTGGCTGTTGGTTCGCCTGCCCTGGTTGCTCGGACGATTGCCGTAGGCTGAACCCCGTTGACTGGAGGCCCTGGTAGTTCAACCCGCTTATAGTACCCTTCATGGCGCGATCGCGAATGCCACGCCTTTTCCGGTGTAGTTCGGTAGGGGTAGCGGAATTGAATTACAGCCGTAACTTGGTAGTAGCCGCCGAAGGGAGTTTCGGGGGAGGCAACCGCCTTGGCTCGGAGCTTTTGCATTTTCGCCGTACCCGCTGGCCACGTTAGGAAAGTATCGGAGTTGACCGAATGACGGTATCTCCCCTGAACGTAGCTTGAGAACGTCAGCATGTTTTTTTGAATCGTAACGGTTTGGTCTGCAAACTTACGCCGAATGCCGTTGACGGGTTCGCCGTTGGCTGTCACCAGAGGATTGCCGTCGAAATCCTCATCGATTTCTAGCTCCTCTTCTACGTCGTCAAAATCAATAATCGCGGGGGCTAGCAATGGGCTTTGTACGCCGTTGTTTTGATTACCCTGTGGACCGCCCGAGCCGAAGGATACTTCGCCTTCATAGGGTACTGTGACGATCCAGTAAACCGGGCTTTGCCTTTTCGGGCTTGCCTGGACTGCGAACACAAAATCGAACCCGTTGCCGAATGACGATCCAGCCGCAGGAATTCCGGGGGCTTGCAAAACGTCGTTTAAGGTTGCGTCGGGGGTTGTAAATACTTGATAGACCTTTTGTAACCGCGCATCGGCCCGCCGGAAGTTATCTGTGATCGAAATATCGCCGCCTAGACCGCTCCACATAAGATCAACGCTGTAGATTTTATCGTTGAGCATCTAGCGGATCTCCTGTAGCTGAAATTGTTCCTTCGGGGGTTCCGTTGGGCTTTTTAGCGTCCCGTCAATGCTCGAAAGTAGCTTGCTAGCCTCTGCCGTGTTCTTAATTAGCTTGTCGATTGGGCTATCCGTCTGGCCCCGTACAAGCACCCGCGACTCGAAGGCGGTAAGTGATCGGATCTGATCTTGCAACGCACTAGCCGCCCCCGCTCTTGGCTTTAGATCGATGCCGATTTCTAGCTTCATTGCGTCTTGCAATGCCGCTAGCCGCTCTCGGATCTTCGAGTCAAAATCTTCGGTAAGCCCGCCGGCTGCTTCATCAAGAATGGCCTGTAAGCTTTTTTCGGTTTCGGTTACTGCCCTTTCGCCAAAGGCTGGCATTTCCTTCAAGACATCCTCAAAGGTAAACCGCCCCGATAAAAGCTTTGCGTATGCGTCAACGAACCAATTAGCCCTAGCCAACAAGCCGTCAAATACAAACACCACGTCGTTGTAGATCTTGTTAGCCGAAAGCAGTACCGACGCCGAAATCACCTCAAGCACATCCTCGAACCGAAACACCGCAAGCTCTGCCGCTGTAAATCCGGTCACAAAAGCTTCGGCAATCGTTTTGCCAACATCCTGCATTGCGTTTGCTAGGTCTTCTCCGTGCTGAATGAAATCATCCATCGCCGGAATCATCGAGCTTTGGATAAACTCGAAGGCAACCGCAAAGCCTCGATAGACAACATCTCGAACCGGGGCAAGCAAAGCCCCGAAAGCCTCGTAAAGATTGTGCGCCGCCACCTTTAGCGCGTCACTTGCTTCGGTTGCGTGCTTTGCCGATTCGGCCTTATTTAATAGCCCCTTGGTGGCCAATTCACTGACCGCCGCTAGCTTTTCTTCCGCTGTGGCTAGTTCGTTGATATTCGGAATCAATCCTTCGAAGGCCCCAAAGTTCCCTTTGGTTGCATCTTCGACCATTCGCATTGCAGAGGATAAATCTCGATCGAACACCCGCGACAAACCAAGAGCCGCTTCGGTCATGTCCTCGATATCGCCAACACCAGCACCGCGCCGCAATGCTTGGGCCATTTGATCCTGGATTCTCCCCGAATCTACGTTCGTCATTCGCTCGAGGCTATTGGCAACCTTGACCATTTCATCCGATGCCGCTTTGCCCGCCCCTGGGATTAGAGCGACCGTCTCGGCAAGCTTGATCGATGAGCGGTTAAGGTCATCGAACGCCGCAACCGAAGACGATGCAAAGCCCACAATAGCCCGCCCCGCTTCGACGATTCCAATCACCGCTGCCGTCACGCCTGCCAATTGGGCTAGCCCACGGATCGAAAACTCGACTTGCTGAGCCGTTTGCGTTACTTCTGCCGAGAATTGACGCAACACCGCCGAAGCTTCGTTTTTCGCTCCAAGTGTTACTTCTACGTCAGCCATTTTTACGCCTCTGCTCCTCGATTCGGTTTACGTCTGCTTCAAGTGCATTTTGCACCGAAACAAACCAAGCGTCCTGATCGTAAATCCCGCCCGCCTCCGGTAGGATCCCTTTCGAGACCCAAGCCGCAAGGTTGGCCGCTGTACTGACTCGATGCCCTACGTAATCCTTCGGGCAATCGACGATTTCAAAGTACCCTCGACCCTCGCAAGCATCGCACCCGGATTCGTCGCAACCTGGACAGGCTAGCATCAACGGGAGGTCGCTGCTTGGCTTGTTGTTGCATTGGTTTCGAGTGCAAGACTTGCATAGTTCGCCGCATCGGATAAATGCGGCTGTCCTTATTTTTTTTTATCACCTTCGCTAGCCGAATTGCCGCGTAGGCAGCAACTAACAAGCTTTACCGCGTCGGCAACTTCAATTTCTTCATCCCAATCGCTTATGGGCTTGTCGAGACTCCAACCGGCCAAGCAAATTGAGACGGCTTCGCGGATTGCTGCCATCTGTTTCTTTGGTTCGGTCGATTCCCTGAAGTCGCTGATAAGCCCCAGGACCTGTTCGGTCTTTCGGAACTTCAGGCGATTCAAGGTAAACTCGATGTCACACCCGTCAATTTTGTCTGTAAATGTACTAGGCTGCATGGTTGAAAGCGATTGAGAATTCTTGATCCGAAGCGTCTACGTTTTTGTTGGCTTGCCATTCGAGTTGATCGGTCATAATGCCGTTCCGCTCACCCATTGGCTTGGCTACTAGCTGAGCCTTGGGCATTGCGAAGACAAGCGTTGAGGTTGTTGGTCCCGCGATAGTAAACGATAGGCTTGCCTCTGTCCCGTCGCGGAATTGGCTGTATCGGTTTTGAGTGGCAATCAACTTGGATTCAGGATTGCCAGTGATTCGCGGATTGCGATCCGTGATAACAAAGCTATCGACGCCTGCCGCCGAGGTCGAGCATTCCCGAGCGGTAATCACGTTGCCTAGATCGATCGTTGCCGATTCAAGGCAGATATTCGTCGACGCCCAAGACGTAGCACCGCCTGCAACGCGAAGCGGTAGCGTGTTGACGTAGTTGATC